TAAGAACCATACAGTTCAATCCTAGTGCGGCACTGATTCGCTCTTCAGGCTTTCGACGTAAGCCATCTAGATTCATCTCAGACGGGCTCATCGACAAACGACTCACGTTGTACGGAGCGGTCATCACAGCAATGCCACCAGCGTAGTCAGACGTGAAGTCCTCAGACAACTTCTCCTTCATGGAACGAGCGTCATCAACTGACATCTCAACCATGTCTCCGGGAGAAGGCCCGACCATCAAGGAAGGCATCGCATTGTTGCGGACAAGTGCATACGCTGTTGTTGAAGATTGGTTATCTGTAGCAATCTCTTTTAGGACGGCACTCAACTGGGCACGTCCAAGCCGTATGTCTTTCGGGTCACGGAGGTACGCCCAGTGGATTATCTCCTCGGACGGGATAATGAAGCGTCGCCCATCAACCGTGTAGACAAAGTTCTCAGTAGTAGTTGTCTGGTTACCTTCAGGTGAAACCATGTCTCCGGGGAGGTACTGGAGGTAGTACTGTTGCTCACCATCTTTAGCACCCCTAATAGGCATAATGCGAGCGTAAGCGTTACCAAGAACCTTGTAGTCCTGAATAATCCATCCCCACCAACGGCTTGCTGGAATATCTGGATATGGATTCTTAATGACGTTTAAGCACGGATGCTCATCGATAATCTCATACTTGTCAGCACTGGTGTTAGGAGTGTTACGTCGGATAACAGGCTTTGACAATCCCCAGTTTCGAACGTACCAGTCAATACCAATAGCAACGATTCCGTTTAGACCGAGGTCACCAGATTCTTTAGCCCAGTCACGATTAGAACTTGGGAGACGTGTCGTAATTAGACTCGTCAGTTTGCCATTGCCGTATCTTGCTACGACCCGACTCTGATTACGGGATAGCGGAAGTTCTCCCGCTGGGGCACTTTGCTTGAAGAACCCCTTCATCCGTTCCCAAATTGCCATTGCTATCCCTCGATGAATTTCGTGACGTTTGCATCAGCCCACACAACATCATTTGTGTTCCTAGCCCTGATGAACATCACGTTACCATCAGCCCCCATAAACTCAAGTCCGTAGCCCTTGCCAAAACTGTAAGCAATACCCTTGAACTCACCCTCTGTTCCGCAAGGTAATAGTGCTTTGAGGCTTACCTTCTCATCTAAGAGTTTCTGATATTTAACGATATTCATGCTTGTACTATATGCAACCGTATGCATACACGCAACAGAATAGGCACTAAAAAAGAGCGAACCAAGTATCTGGTCGCTCTTTATCCTAGAGTCGCTGTATGAGCCTTGTAGGGGCTCACATGATGACGTACACAATCCTGTTGTGACTATAAACGTCGTACCCCATGGATTCCAACGCATCATACATATACCCCTCGTCTTCTTCACCACAGTAGTCAGTTGATATGGCGATTTTCCCTCCATTGTAGATAAGACTTGATGGAGTCGCTATGGCTTGCATCGGGTATTCAAGTGTGTGACCCTTATCCGCTATAGCATTGATTCCATTGATGACTTCGGGATTAAATCCCGTAGTCTTTAACTTATGTCGTAGGTCTGACCACTCGACTAATTGTGCGTCCATTAGTTCACCTCCGGTGCTTCATCCGCCATCACCTTGGAATGATTGGCTACTGCTTTCGCCTTTGCATCTTCATGCTTCAGTGCAATCCGTGTGGAGTCGATGAAGAACCAGACGAGTGCGATGACGAGGATGACTCGCCCAATAACTTGAAGACTAGTCTTCATTGCGACCACCTTTACCCTTCCGGGTATAAGCCTTACGGCTTTTGAATACCGTAGGACGTGCCCACGGTCGCTCCGACGCTGGGATGCGGTCTTTGACCGACTTACGGGCTTTTGCCATTTCCCGCTCGCTAATGATGATGTTTTTCATTGTAGTTTCCTCTTTCCGAACTTGATTGGTTAGAGTATCCCACACTCTAAACTAGTTGTCAATACTTCCGCAAAGTATTTTCATAACAATGTCATCCATACCTTTTGATTCCCACGGCTTACCAAGCAACTCACGGTTTGAACGAGTAATTGGGTGGTCTTCGTCGATATCAAACCAGAAGACGTGTTCGTCACCCTCAGTCTTCCATTCGATTGCCATACTTGAATCAGTCGCCTGAACTGTCTGGTATGCATCAGCGAACTGCATTACAGTCTTCACTACACGTTCCGCATATGCATTGAAGTCATTTGGTGTGTAATCAAACTGTTGGACGATTACAGACCACGAACTTGAATAGATGTGTCCCTTTTGGTTATGCGTAATTCGCACTGCTACAGCGTTCACAGGGAAGCCTCATAATCAGCCTTAGCATCATTGAATGCAATGCGAAATTCCTCCTGACGGAACTCAGTACAAGCGAAACAGCAAGCGTGTCCCTCAAACGTGTAGGAATCACCTTCTTCGTATGTCCAGACTTGGGTATCTGTCACTTCAACGATTTCCTCCAACTGACCACAGTCAGTGCAAACCGCTACTTGACCTACCTTGATGTCGTTGGTGATGACTGTCGTTACCTTCATTTGTTTACTCCTCGAACTTGATTGGTTAGAGTATCGCACACACTTTACATACTTGTCAAGTAGATTGTAAAGTATTTTTAAATAAAGTTTTACGTGTCTATTGTCACGAGTCTAAAGCCAAGCCAATCACGCCTGAATATAGGTATCTGGTAAGCCCTAGATTGACACATACCGTAGGTTTGTTCGGCTGAGTACCATGAACCCGTCACGAAACACTTCTGACCATCCTTAGAGTCCTGTAACCATTCAGCAACATTGCCTGATACATCGAGAACTCCATAGCCGTTCAAGTACGTGTTGTGTGTCCTTGCAACCGACACTGTACTGAAACGACGTGACCGAACTGATGTCCAAGTCGAGTTGTCTATATATGCGTCACCCCACGGATAAGGCGTAATCGTTGGGTGTAGTCCACCACGGGCTATGATTGTCCATTCATTGTCGTATGGCAACCGAACCTTCTCTTGGTAGTACGACTTAACCCACGCACAGTAGTCCTGAACATTGTCCCAATTTACGTTCACCATTGGGTGGTCTTCGAACCAACCAAAGGACGGCAGTTGTGGCATTTGTCGGGAGGTCAACGAACAGTAGTGCCTGTACATCGCTACGGTTACCGGGTACACCCCGACGTTCATCCGTAATCCAACCTTCGTGTATTTGTAGTCTTCGTATGTAGTCACTCGGGCATTAGACCACGCTTATTTGTTTGCAACACTATTGACACCAATATTATTTTGTGTTACTGTATACACATGAGAAGAAAGAAGAATTGGAAGTCTAGCGACTTCTATTCCGTGCCAGTAGTCTTCGATTGCCCTGACAAAGCAGTCCGCTACTCTAACCGGATGATTGTGAAGTCAGTGGCATTCGCCGTGGATGGAAAGTGCTGGGTCATCAATCCTGTTGATGCTCCGAAACTGGAGAGGGCAGGCTACATGGTTCTTGACGAATCACTGGTTTCCCGTATGCACAAACCTTAGACAATGACCTAGCGTCGTCAATATGGGACGCTAGGCACTTGTGCGCTAAAGGGCTCCACATACGCATGATGTCATCACTAACCTCACGCCGACCGTGCCACTTACGACTCGCTGTCATCTGAGCATCCTCTGGGCGTAATGGTGTCCAAAGTGTTGTCAGGAAGTGGAGCGGCACAGTGATGTAGTCATCAACGACGCACACCCTGACTGTTGATGGTGCAAGTCCGTATCCAACCTTACGAGGGGGGAACACGACTCGACAAAGCGTTCCTTCAGGAATAGTCACGGAACTCCCATGAGGTTTAAATTCACGGGCAAACTCCATTAGATTCCCAACCCTTATCTCAGGCTTTTCTTTACGTTGGCGGGACGACACTTGAAGATGCATCGCCCACGCTGTCACGTACCATTGCTGAACCGCCAATAACTCATTACTGGTGATTGGAGGAGCGGCATCCACGTCGTAATCAATCTCAATCCTGTCGCATTTGACATTCAGTACGAGGTCTTCGATTACTCCGTACACATCAATAACTTGAGCAATAGGAATGAAGTTTCTCATACGGCTTGCATCGTCCTCCTTCGAACTACTTCGTCATAAGCGTCAACGACGGCATCAACAACATCGTCGTGTCTCCCCATTGGGAACATACGCATCTCGTCAAGGACTTCGTTATTCCACTTCCCTTTGACCATGTAGACATTCCCGTTATTGATTTGACTGACCAATGCTTCGGCTCGGACAATCTTGCTTCCACTAGGCATATGAATCGAGACCTTGAAGCCATGCAACATCTTCAAGAGATACTTAGCCTGAGACCGACCAGCCTGTGCTGGGTCTTGAGGTAATCGACACGTAGCCTCACGTCCATCAGCAATCGTAGTCCTTAGGATAATGTCGTCACGTTCCTCAACATCGTACTGACCCCTAACCAAGTCTAGTATCCAGAACCGTCCCTGTTTGTCGAGTGCCGCTTTGATGCCAACGGTGTAGTCGCCACTACCTTTGACGGAAGCCAAGTCCCATGCACGTACCAGTTTAGCGATATCAGGGCCGTGGTCAACAATAGTAATCTTGTCTTGCTTGATGAACGAACCAGTCCTCTGAGTAGGTGTCTGTTGATACAAAGCGAGCCATGAGTACTCACCTTCGTTTTGCATTTGTACAGAACGGATACGCTCGAGTGCATCAACTGGGTAACGGTCAGGCCAGAGTGCTTCACCAATGTTACGACCGAGTGGGTCATCTGGTTCGTCGGCAATGGCTGGGAGTTTGAGAACCGTCCACCGATTCGGCTCAGAGTCGATAGCACGACTAATGATGTCGTCATGATGCCATCGAGTAGCCACGATAATCATTGCTCCGCCCGGCTCAAGACGAGTATAGATATCGTCTGTGTACCAGTCCCAAGCCTTTTCACGAGAGTTGACAGACTCAGCATCTTCACGGCTACGAATAGGGTCGTCGATGATGATGTGTTTAAATCCAACACCAGTTGGAGGAGAACCAACTCCACGACTCATGAACGTGCCGCCCTCAGGCATACCCCATTCATCCTGAGCCTTCGAACTCTCCATCAATGCTCGTCGCCCACTCACAATCGCACGGGCTTTACGGCTAAAACGTCTGGCAATACGCTCGTTATAAGCAGTCACCAAGACATTGCTGTCAGGTTCACGCTCGAAACAGTACGCTCCGTACCGAACAGTGATGGTCTCAGTCTTCCCATGACGTGGAGGCATAGAAACGGCAAGGCGGTCTATCTCTCCACGGTCGATTGCATCTAGATGCTCACAGATGAGTTTGATGTGCGGAGGGCTAGAATCCCACCCCTTAGGTAGCGTTAGCCTGAGGTACTCGTGGTATTCGCTGAGTGAACCAACTTCAACCCCCTTGTAGTACGGACTGAGTGCTGTC